AGAGAACTCATCTTCTCCAGGAGTAGGTGCAGTTCCAGTTCCAATATTACCATCACCATTACCTGTAGCTCCTAGATTAGGTCCCATCATAGAATTAGGCTGTTCTCCTGTTTTCCCTTCTCCAGAAATACCACCAGCATTACCAATAATCTGGGCAAAGATTTGAGCTTCTTCAATGTTATTAACAATCTGATCAGGTTCGAGATCAAGGGAAATAGCAATTTCTTTAACAACATTGTGGAGTTTCGTAAAGGGTGCCAGAGCAGGATTGGCTGCAATCTGGAGGAACTGCATGAGACGCTGACTGCGAACCTCTTTCTGCATCACAGCTTCTGTACCTAGAGCCTTAACATCTACGTCACCCATGATGTCAGCTTTAGGATTGAACTGCATGTTCCAATGGAAGAACGCAGTTGCAAGAGGTTTTAACATATAGTCGTCTAGGTTTTTAACAACAGTTTTGATGTTGAGGGCTGCTGCACCCATAAGCATAGACATACCAGATGCTGTACGGGTTGTGGACTGTACCCCAGTAGCACCGTGGCTATATGAAGGGATACCGGTTTGTTCATCAGCTAACTGACGGAACTTATCAAACATCTGCATGTTCTCAGTTGTAGTATTAGGAATTTTAATCCCATACACAGCCTGACCTGCAGTACCTGATTGACGACGAAAGATTTTTCCTGGGTGAATTTCAAAAGGTTGTCCAGGTACTAGTGCGCTTTCGTCTACGTCGAAGATGATGTTACCAGACAGTGCCAGATTATCAATAGCCATACGAGCGTGACCATTCATAATCAGTGTGCTGTCTGACATATTCTCAGGAACACCAATTCCGAAGAACCTTTGAGGATTCCTTTCATATGGGAACACATGGTAAGGAATGTTTTCTGGTTCAAACGGGTTGAGCACCACTCGGAGGATTTCTCCACCACTAACCCAAGCGTTCACCTGAACTGAATCAAGGTAATCAATATCCTTCTCAGGGATATCGAGACCAACTTCCTTGGCTAGGTGACCATCTAAGTATCCCCAGTACTCAAATACTTCAAACCTGTTCTCAGCAAAAGTCTGTTCGTTATTATCTTCTAAGTTATCTTCGTACCCACGACGTTCCCAGTTAGGACCTTTTTGAAGGAGCCTACGGATGGCTGCCTTATTAAAAAGCGGACGACGTAGCAGTTCACGTAACTGGTTACCATTTAGTTTGTGGCGTTCAATGGTATATTCACAGTCTTCAATAAAGTCTGCATTAGGATCAGGATAGAAGTTCCATATGGACACATGTTCAAGCTTAGGAACCGTAATAGTTTCTGGTGAGTATTCACGTTTAAGTTCAAACTCTTCTTCATCTTCAGGGGTATCAATGTTCCATCTATGGATGGTCTTGTCATAATTGAAAGGACCTTTGACAATCCCTGTACCGTATAGAGCAGCCTCAAATAAAGCACTACGTAGTTCTTTACGGGCACCTGATTCTGTTAACTGGTCCCTAATGGTCTTTTCCATGTTGTCTGCAGCTTCGCGTGCAGGCTCAATGGTGGGAACCTTAGGATCAGTTGAGGCCCCAGGTTTAAAGACTTTACCTAGGTATTTAGTAGCAAGTCCACGTAGGACCGAATCTTCTGCAGTATCAAAACCGTCTCCTTGGAAACCAACATTCAACTCATCTGGAATCTGGTCTGTTGCTCCAGTACCTTCAGGGTCTAAATGGGCTTTTTCTGCAATGCCTAATGGTTCTTCAGTTGGGTCAATGCCAATGGGGAATTTATTGCCCGCAAAGACAACCTCAACTAGCTGACCGTAGGCTGCAAGAGTTTTGGTCTTGGGAATCTTAATAAAGACACGAGATTTCTCGGTGTCACGAAGTCTCTTGTGAGTTTGAAACTCTCCACGGAAATCACGGAAAGCATCTAACCACCGTTGTTCATCGTCTAAACGAGAATGCTCAGCTTCAAAGAATTTCTGAAGAATCCAACCAGGAAGACCAGTCCACTCTTCATGAGTTTTCTTATCTTCTTTCTCGGCTTGAGCGTCAGAAACTACTTCAGGGAATTCAGCCATTTAATGCGCCTTACTTACCGTAGGGACCTTTTTTACCATGGTTCTTAATTAGACCCATGTCTGCATCTGTAGTAAAGTTGGCTTCCTTTTCCTTGTACGTAGGGGCCATGCGACCACCCTTACCTGACTTACCAAAATTCTCATTCAGAGGGTACATGCCAGCATCAGCAAACCCACCAGACTTTTTGGCTTCAGTGTAACGATGATCCATATCAGGACCAGTATCAGGATTAAAGGTGCCAGCCTTCTGAGAACCTTCAACAGGCTTCATGTTTTTGTGAATAGGCATTTTCTTTCCTTTGTTTAATATCCAAATGTAGAATCGAGTGGCTGATATTCTTCAGCCTTTTGTACATATGCTTGTTCTTGTGGGTGAGCATTCTGTCGGACCATACGACTCATCACACCATATCTCAAAGCATCATACAAATGGTCTTCCTTAAATTTCGTATCAACATCTTCCGGTTTGTGGGGATCAAGAGGAAGCATTGGTAAAGTTCTAATTAGGTTCTTACAGTTTCCTGAGATGATAATACCAGGACGTTCTGTAATTGTATCTATGGCCAGTCTTCTGTGAACTTCGGCCTTTCCATTTAAACGGCTGCCAGGGCCTTTGTCGGCTTTTACCCACCTTACCCCCCAAGACATCATCACTTCGGCTATACTGGGGCCAACCTGACCTCTCTGTGCCCAACTTTCGGTATCTAATACCCCTACAAGAGGTCTTGGCTCGTTTGCTTCGATCTCAATGATCTCTTGGGCAAGATCAGCAGCATCTAGTCCTTTTTGGTAAAGCTCCCGGTAAATATACAGTGTACCGTCATAATCAATGCCAAACCACAATACTGCAGAAGGGGCTACGTAACCATAATCACATGCTCTAAACCGGAAGACACCTGAGGGAAGTTTTAAGTTGGGTACAACATGAATTTGTTTATCAAATTCTGGGAAAGCGCAATCATCTGCGATATCCCAATCTCCTTCAAGAAGTCTTTTCCTTTGTGTCTCTGGGAGCGAAGCCAACATGGCCATATACTCTGGAGACTGCATAAGAGAAGGGTTATCAGTTAGTTTTGCAGGAATGAACCTTCTTTTAAAGGTAGGTCTACCTCTGAGTTCTGCTGCAATATACTCACTATCTGGATATCTTAAGGTATCCCCTGTTTCTATATCTTTTGCCCAGAAAGAGTCTCCCCAAGGCGCAGGATCAGTGAACATCTTCTTAACCCACCAACCTCCAAGACCTCCGGGGTTGGCTGTACATCTCATGTAGGGGGTGATACTTAAATCTGTACGTCGTAAACGACTTCGTAAATAGTCCCATACATAAGGAGTAGAGTAGTGAGTAATCTCATCAATACCAATCCAAGTAAAGGCTTGTCCCTGAAAACGGTGTACATCTGGATCAGTATCTACGAAACTAAACTGTAGTGTGGCACCTGATGGAAATATCCATCGTTTTTCTACTTCACGGAATCTGGCACCTGGAAAAGCTTTAGGATACAATTGACGAGATTTGTCAATAAGCTCTAAAAGCTCTGGCATACTTTTTCTTAAAAGTAGTGCCCTGTGGTTAGGATTATGTGCAAATCGTAGTGGGTCTACCAACATAGCGTAAGATTTGCCACCACCTGCTGCACCACCATATAGTACTTCAGTTTCCGATGCAGATAAGAAGGCTGTCTGAGGACCTAGATGAGGTCGGAAAATAACCTCTTTTTCTTCTTTTTCTACAATCTTCTGAATGGCTACAGGAGCTTTTTGTAACTCTTCTCCTGTAAGAATATTACTTTTTTCTTTACTAGTACCAGCTAACTTCTTAGTAATCTCAGTAGCAACCTTGGCACGCTCTTTAGATTTAACTTTTGCCCGGGCTGCTCTTGCTTGAGCGCCTCTTAATTTCCTAGCTTCTAGTTCTGCCTTTTTCTTGGCTGCTTTTGCTGCACGATTAGCGGCAATTTTAGCCTTTTGTGCTGAACTATAGTGATAATTACGTTTTGGTTTTTGCTCAGACATTAAAAGTGGTTACGTAAGAAATAGTTCAAATCATCCAAAGCACCTGTGAGATATTGCATCTCTTCTGTAGCAACTCTTTGTTGATTTTTTGCCATATCAATTCGTTGCTGAATTTCTTTTTGACGAACAATACTCAACAGACGTAATTCGTTATCGTCTTCAAAACAATAAAGTTTATGGACTTTCATGAGGTCTGATTCAAGAGGAAGGTGTGTTTTAATACCTTGTCCTTTACAGACTCCCAAAAAATAATAACAGCCCGGACGTTGCCAAGCGTATTCTTCCTGGGCCACCATATCAATGCCCCATAAACCAATCTCTTCATATCCTTCCATAATGGCTTTAGCCATCATCCAGGATATAGAACTGGTAAATGCTCCTCGTCCAAAACGTTCCAAAGCTTCATCTTTAGGAAAGATTGTGGCTTCTGGTAGTTCAGGATGAGGGCGAGCAATGGTCACCTTAGGGCCTATTGACTGCAGAAACTCTAAATAACCACCAAACTTTTGTGGTTCTTTCTTGGCCATACTGATAATATTTTCTACATCATGTAGTTCATACCAGTGTGTCCATCGTGGAATTTTATCATATAAAACTGTGAGACTCCAGATATCCCATTCAGGATCATCAAAAGGAGCCAAACCCATACTAGAGGGTGCGGTTCCAACAATAGCGAGCTTCTTTTTCATATAGGACCTTTAAAGTTAGGCACCAGTTGAGACAGCAACACTATTAGTATTACTAACAATAAACCAGCGAGTAGTACTCAAACCACGAAGGGCAACGCCTTCATTGCTGTTATTTAAAACAAGACGAATACCTGTAGTACCATTGAATGTAACGGTAGTGGAACCACTATCTACATTCTGAACACTTGTACTCGTAGCTAATAGTTCTTTTTCTACGCCAGCAACTGGTGCAGTGAGTGTAAAAGTAGCACCGGTTGACCCTAGAGTGGAAACACCCCAGTTAGCCAAGTTTGCAGTTGTGCTACCAGCAGCGACTTTATCACTATTATCAGCGGCTTGGTTAAGCTCTGCATTGGTAGGGGTTAAAAGAGTACCAGCAGAGTCAACCTTTAAAACAAGCTTATTCTTGTTTACGTTTGTTGTACCCATTTTAGTTTCCTTGCAATTTGTTATCAATGCGACGTAGGATGGTTTCAATTACCGCCATACGCTCAGGCATTTTTTGTTCTTTAGTTTCTTGAGTGTGTTC